CCCACTTTTGTATGAATCTTCTACTTGAGGAACCGCACATAATATACGATATCCTTTAACATCAGGTAGTTGAGCTGGTTTAGTATCTTCAACATCTGTTTGAGGTATACTTATCGGTACACCAGATGCTGATACTATTTCTTTAGTTGGGGTTTGTATTTCACTCATCGTCTTCCTCCATGTTTCTTGCCATAGAAGCTATGTGTGATTGTACAATATGAAAACCTCTAACAATGCCACATGCGTGCATGTACTGAGCGTGTTCTTCTGCTCTTCCCATTGCTAAATCTTCTGTTATGCGTTGCTCTTCCTCACCTATCTGTTGGGCGAGTAATTTTAACGTTTCGTCCATCTTCTCTCCTGTTTTTAAGTTTGCGTTTTATCACGTTCCTGCTTTCTCATTACGGCTTCAGCACCTAACTTAGTACCTTCCATAAATTCTTTTGCATCCAACTCTTTCTGTTGGTTGACTGCGTCAGCACCCATCTTGGCACCAGCGATTCTTTCTTGCGACTCCATCTTCATTTTATCTAACTCAAGTCTTGCTTGGTCAATAGCGAAGTCGTCATTCATTTTCTTAGATTTTGCTTGAGCTTCCATTTGTTTGATTTGGAGCTCTTGTTGTTGCATTTGTATCAATGGGTCTTGCTGTTGTTGTTGCTGTTGTTGCTGTTGAGCTTCTGTAGTATTTTTTTGTAATAACTGCTCACCTGCTTTAGCTACTAACCTAGATAATTCAACTTCAATATCTTCTGGTAATGCTTCCTCTGGTGGAGGTAGTGGTGCTCCAAGTTCTTCTTCAATTTTTTGTCTGTATGCAAACGCAATATGTTCTGCAATATGAGCTTCCATAGCTGAATAAATTTTTGTAGCGTTCGGGCTTTGTCCTATCATTTCACCCACTATAGGGTCTTTTATAAATGACATATGAGTTTTAATATGAGCCTCTGAATCTTGGTAAATAAATGCTTTCACAGGTTTACTGTTAATAATATCCATGTTCTCTGAAACAGGATTTTTAGGTGTCATATTATCTTTTTGCGGTATCAACTTATCTGCGTTCTTAATACCTAGCACATCTAACATTTGACGGTTAAGTTCTACCATGTCATAAATATCTGGGTTCTGTTGTGCTAACTGCATGACTGCTTGATACTGTACAACTTTTTGTGACATAGTTGCAGCATTAGGGTCAGATACTGGAATGACTTCTACTTTATCGTAGTCTGATTGTTTAGCCTCTCTTGAGCCTTTTTCTGGGGTGTACCCATACTCGTCATCAGTATAATCTCTAATAATATTTTTAATTAATTTAAACTCTTGCCTCATTGAATAATGAATACGGCTTTGAACCGCAGACATAACTTTCAATGTTCTTTCTAAGATAGCAAGTGTTGTTCCTACAGGAGAGTTTGCTGACATATCTGAAACTTTTAAATCAGCTGCACTAGCAAACCTTCTGCCTTCTTCAACAATTTGATTCATTAGTTGATTAAGAACTTGACTCGGCTCTTTATAAGGGAGTGGTAATATATTATCTCTTATGCTACCCGATGGTACATCTACATCTCTAAACTCAGCTGGAGAAATTGGTGTGTCATCTCCTTTGATACGTAAGCCTCTAGACTTAAACCCACCTGGTAAATTAGATAGTGTACCTGCGTCAACTAACTGTCTTAATATCATAGTACCTGATTTAGCAAACGCACCTATTAAGTGTATTAAACCAAAATGGTAAAAACCAAATCCAGGAACGTAACCATAATGCACAAAGTGTTGACGTTTTTGTCTTGTACTATCGTCTTGGCTCCAATTACGTTTGATTGCTAGGATAGTGTTAGTAGACTTTTCTATAGTTACTACATAAGGTAGAGCAATTCCAGTTTTCTCTCCATCATCGTCTTCATCTTCGTAACCTTCTAAATCTAAATCAACATGCATCTCTAAAATTTTCCAACGGCTATCAGTTGTAGCACTGAAGCCCATTTTTTCTGCTATCTTTTTCTCAACATCATCTAAATCATAAGTAGGCTCTCCTAAATCTACATCTGTGTAGAATCCTGCCACTTGTAATTTACGTAGATCATTTTGAGTCTTACGCATAACATGAGTTACACGTTCCGCACTTTTTAAATCAGATGCACCGTAAGGTACAACTAAATCTTCTGCAGGAATATACATAGATACTTGACGTTCTAAGCTAGGGTCATAATATACTTTTTTGAAAGCGTTACCTGCTAGTCCTAAGCCCCATAACATTCTTTCATGCTCTGGTCTATACTCAGACATTTCTTCAGTAAGCTGGTAGTTCATGTTTTCTTGTACACGAGCTGCAGCGTCTTTGCACTCTTCAGTTTCTTTACCAATGATTTGTGTTTTGACTGGTCCTGCGGCTGGGAATGTTTCTGTCATAGTTTCAGCTTGGAACTTAACAAGTGCTTCTGTTAAAAGTGGGTGGTACACATTACATGCTCCTTCCCAAGGCTCACTTCTGTCTTCTAGTTTAAGACCTAAAAGGTCTAATCCTTCAACGTAAGTGTCTAGCCAATCTTTTCTTGAGTTTACGTCACCTTCAAAATCATCTATTAAGTCACCTGCTAATTCTTCAAGCAAGTTATCTTCCATTTCTTCCACAAGATTAAGACCAAATTCATCGTCATCCATACGGTTAGGGTCAATATTAATTTCCATTCCGCCAACACTAATGTTAACTTCATCAGGGTCTACAATTTCAATTTCTATCTCAGATTCGTTTTGAGAAAGTTCTTCCATACTTTGAGGAGCTTGATATAAACTCTTGTCAACATTATTATCTTGTGCCATAATTTTTTCCTATAAAACGCAGATTAGTAATAATACTATAAGTACAACATTAATGATACGGCAATGTTGTTTGTGTTTTTTTACTACCCATTTAGCTTTATTTCTAATTAATTGATATAACATAATAAACTCCTATTTTATATAGTGTAAAGACGTTTTTGACCAGGTCTTCTAAAACTTGGTATATCATCTTCTTCGTCACTTGGCAACCTAATAAATCCACCTTGTCTGAACCGCATTAGTGCAAGGGTTGTCGCATCCACTAAGTCGTCATTTGCACCTGAAGGAAAGTCATTACACTCTTCAATTACCTCATGTGCCCATCTTTTATCTGGAGCCCACACAATACCTGAATGAAACAAATCAGATACCGCATTTACTCTACTTATCTTATCTTGTCCTTTACCAGGAGTAAACTCTCCTACAGGAATACCCATTCTTCTAAACTCTTGGTAAAGAGCCGCTCCGTTTGACTTTTTTTCTACTACAAAAGAGTCAGGTTCCCATGATTTGTATTCTTCAATACACAACTCTTTTAATTCTGGAAACTCTAGCCTTCTTTTAATAGCATCTAATAATATTATATTATAATTGTTTGTTTCTTCGTTCATAAACACGCCCCATGTAGTCAGGGCATTGTAATCTGCACGGTTATGAGATTCTTGAGCCGCATCGAGTGTCATTATAATAAATTCACAAGCAGGAGGGTTCTCTTCTTCCCACACATTCCACCATTCTCTCTTGATAAGTGCTCCTTCTTCTGATACTGGGTTCTGCATGTACTGAGCGTTCCAATATCTTATGTCTAAAGCCGCACGTCTTGACTGTAATTCTTTTATAGGCCAGAACTCAGGCCATAATGGTACTTCTTCCCCATCTTTTTCTAGTATTGCTGGAAACTCTACCACTTCCCAGTCATCTACTTCATCATTCTTAACCATTTGGTTAACAATTTGCCCTGTTAAGTCTAATTTAGACCATCGAGTCATCACTACAATGATAGCACCACCTGGCATTAGACGTTGTAGGGGTCCTGATTGAAACCATTCCCATGCTGGTAGAAAAACATCGGATTTTCCTAGCTTTGCATCTTGCTCAGAATGTGGGTCGTCAATGATAAATAGATCAGCCCCACGGCCAGCAAGAGCACCACCCACACCAATAGCGAAATACTCACCATTAAAATTCGTGCCCCACCTCGAAGCTGACTTAGAGTCTGCTTGTAGCGAAACATCAGGGAATACATCCTTGTACGGATCAGAACCCACCAGATTTCTAACCCTACGGCCGAAGTTAACAGCCAAATCCGCAGTGTGAGAAGCCATAATAACCTTCTTCGCAGGATGTTTGCCCAAAAACCACGCTGGGGCGAGATACGAAATGAGTTCACTCTTTCCATGTCGGGGTGCAATATTAACAATGACTCTTTTTCTTTTCCCTTCAGCAATCTCTTCAAATAACTTAGCCAGTCTCGCATGATGTGCTCCTACTTTATAGTCTGGATAGACGTGTTTAATAAAATCTAAAAAATTTGCCTTACCTTGTGTCTTAGTTAAGTCCTTTTTGTACTCTTT